TACTTCTACTTCTCCAGTAGGTTCTCAATCACCAAATTCATTTACATTCAATCTAGGAACAACACCAGCAGTTTCAGTTCCTGTAATAGGGGGTTCTGAAGTTGCAAACTTTACGATCAATAACTCAACCAACGTTGGAAATGCATATTATTATGAATACTATGATGATGGATTAGGACAATCTGTTCAAGTTCCATCAAATACATTCATTAGATCTGTGACTAATTATGAATATGAAAATATTATTGAGGAAAACAAAAGAAATATCTACATTCTTAAACCAACATATCTAAGTGTTCTGTTTGATGATCTTGAAAATATTATGCCATACGTAAAAGGTGGCCCACAATATGTGAATGCCACCTTGAAGAAAGGAGATAATATTAGACTCTACGAGTAATCAATCTTCAGCAAGACGCTGGAAGTAACTCAGAGCATCGTCTTCGTCTTCATCGTCAGACTTAGAAACTTTAGGGAGACTAGGTTCAACAGACTTACTCTTACGATAAGACTCTTCGAGTTCTTGCATTACATCTTCCTCACGAGATTGACGAGGAGGCATATAGGACTCATACTCTTCTTCTACTGCAGCAGTTTGAGTTTGAGGAGCAACCTTACCAATTCCTAGAACATAGTTCATACGCTTTTCAAGTTCATCATAGGACTTGAATTGGTCGGGAGCAATAATTGCAGAAAGAGAATATTCTTTCTTCCAGATTGCTTCCAGAGCATCATCATCATCCATCAGAGGAGAGGAAGAATCAAACTCAGACTTGTCATAGTTCCAATAGCCTTCAACCTTACGAATCTTCAGACGGAAGTTTGCACCAGTCCAGAAGTCAAAAGGATTGATGGGATCTTCATCATCAAATTCTGGTTGCATAGCATTCAGAATCTTATCAAAGATCTTTTTACCAAACTTAAACAAAAACACCTTACCTTCATTCTCAGGATGTGCAGGATCCTTTACAACATAGATGTTGGCAAAGTAAGACAGTTTACGCTTTTGCTTACGTACAGTTTCCTTATCTTTTTCGCTACCACTATTCCAGAGACCACGATTATATTCTGAAACGGGGTCTTTTTGACCAATCGTAGTCAAAGAGTTTTCAATGTACCAACCACCAGGACCTTGGAATCCATGAGCGTACATTTTAACCCAAGGAAGATCTTCTCCTTCGGGAGCAGGAAGGAAACGAATAATGGCGGAACCTACACCGCTCTTATCCATTTCAGGTTTCCAGTAGCGGTCATCTGCAGAACCACCACCAGTAGTATTCATTTTTTCAACTTCTTTCACCAGTTTTTCGGTGAGAGAACCAAGTTTAGACTGTTTTTTCAGTGAATCAAAAGACATCAGATTTCTCCGTATTTGGCTTGTGGGAAACTTTACTGCTCAGGGCAGAGGGGTTCTAAGCCCAAGGATAGTATATCAGTCTTTGTCTGGGGCGTCAATCTGCTGACGCATAACATCGATTAATCTATCCATATTATTAAATATGACATTCATATCTGTTCTTTCGGGAAGACCCATCATAACAGCTGCTTCCATAATTCTTTCTTTCATTTCCTTCGCTGCAGGATCGTCAGAAAGACTTAGACGTGTATAAAGAACTTGTTGTTTTTGTAGAAGTCTTTGAAGTAGATTTACGTGCTTCAATTTTTCTTCATTATCCATTCTTGAAAATTCAAAAACATTTGCATAGATTTGTTCTTGAAGTTCCGAAATTTCTGCCATCTCAGCACGAACAACTTCCGAATCAAAAAAACTCACAAGACACACTCCCTTAATATCTTTTTAAATTTAAATACATCTGTATGTAGGAACGAAGAATACTTTGAAATTCTCATTGAAACAAACTCCCAGATGGGATCATTTAGTTTCTTATCAAAATTTGATTTGAATGAAAGTATTTTATCGTAAATAACCAAGGTTTCTAAACTAATGTTGCCACTCAAAAATTGCTTTAAGACTAAAGGATGTCCTTTAGAGCAATCAAATGCTTCATCAAATTTTGTTTGGTTAAAAAGATTTTCAGTCTCTTCCTTAAAAACATAAGTGAGAGACTGAATTTTTCTTTGCCAATTTTTATATCTAGATTCACCTTCTCTTATAATTTCTCCAATCCAAAGAGATTGTGGATCTTCACACTCGACAAAATTAGAAACAAAAAAATCTAAAATTTCTTTATCAGATTTCTGTCTGCTTAATTTTTCAAACCACATTCTATCCTTACGTTTATAAAAAGTCTGCAAAGACGCTCTGACTTTACCACAGTACTTTTGGTAATCGTAGTTTGGTTTTGTGAAATGATTCTTGAGAGCTAGATAAGTTTTATAACAAGTTAGTGGATCCAAAATCAAAATACTAAACGAGCACGAGAAGTCTTTTTAAGAAAATTAAGTTCCATAGCATCATACTTAATCTTCTCTTTAAGAGGTTTGGAAATAAGTTTAGGAACAGATTCCAAGTCAATTTTATTCATCTCGCAATATGCAACTACAGCGTCAATGTAGTTCATCTCGCAGTTCTCTTGAACTAATCTTTCAATCTCTTGAGCGAATTTTGAAGGACAAATAAACTTGTCCTCCAGAGCTTTTTCGAATTCCTTTTCGATATTATTCTCCATTAATTCTAGCAAATTAATTGGCAATGTTTTAACCATAATACATCTACATACTTTATCATAAAAACTTAGAAAGGTCAATCAGTGCTCTCTAGTTTGTCGTTAAAAAACTTTTTAATATATTGTACAAGTAGACGGATGTATTTTTGTTTATCATATTCTTGATAAACTTCCAATTCTCCATTTTCGCAAGACATAATAATAACAAATTTCTTGACAGAAATACCTGTCATTTCATGAAGCATACAAGCGTATGCACAACATTGTACAAAGTATCCTTCAATCCATTCTCTGGGTTTTGGTTTCTTTGAAGTCTTAAAATCGATAATCGCAAGTTCTCCTTCATACTCTGCAATACAATCCACAGTTCCTGCAATACCAAGAAATAAACTGTAGAGAGAACCTTCTAGTGCGTGAATATTATTTATACGCTTAAGAGCAGGGACAGCTATCTGAAATAGCATCTCTGATATAGGAAGAACATTGGAATTGCAATCAAGATTTTTAAGATATTGTTCAACAAGTGTGTGCATATCCGTGCCACGACTTGTTGCTTTTTTAGTAATTCTATCTGCTTCTTCTACACCAACTTTTTTACGCCACTGATTAAAGAATTCTTTTTTGTAGTTACTTGTAATTGATGTAATGGAGACAAGTTTTTTTAACTCATCTCCATTAGAAACTTTATAATAACGAACTCCATCAATTGTTTCTCTCTCAAGTTGAGGGAGATCTAATTCAATATGATTAAACATTACAACCCAAGTTCCATTTTTGCAATAATATATTCCTTACAAAGACCCGAGCGAACAATGTCTTCTGCACCAAATTCAATGATATTAAATGAAGGCATAACTCTGAGAATTCTCATAAAGTCAATAATACCATTCTTTTCATTCGTCTTAACTAAATCAGATTGAGTAGCATCGCCACAGAACATAATTTTAGAATCTTCACCAATACGAGTAATGATAGAATCAAGCTCGTGGAAGTTTAAGTTTTGAAATTCATCTACGATGATGATTGCTTTATCAAGAGTTGTTCCACGAATGAAGGAAGTACTCCAGAAGCTAATTGTTCCTTGTGTTTTAAGATTGCCATAGAGCATCTCGAATGCTGCATCATCTGGCATCTCAAACATATACTTTACCATATTCTTATAGGGAATTTGATAAAGACTTGACTTGTCTTCATGATCTCCAGGAAGAAAACCAATTTCACGAGTAGCAACAAGAGACCTAACGATATAGATTTTTTCGTAAGGAGTTTTTTCATCTAATACGTCTTTAAGTGCGTTATAAAGAGTAATAAAAGTTTTACCAGTACCTGCTGCACCATAAGCAACAATGTTTTGGTCCATCTTATATGATTTGTATAGTTCCTCTTGATTGTCAGTGAGAGGTTCAACCTTCCTCATATATTCAAGGTTGATTGGTTTTTTTCTTTTCATTTGACGATTACTTGTTCCAAATGGTACTGGATTCGTTACTCTTTTTCTTGCCATATAAAATCAAAGCGTTTTTACTCGTGAACCTGGAGCTTTAGCTGCCTTTGCTAAAACATCATTCCATCCTGGATTCTTTTTAATCAGTTTGTCTCTCCATTCCCCAACCTCTCCTGGAGATGGGCAAGTTGAAGGATCAGACCAATCACGTTCCCATTCTGGATTTTCTACTTTCCATTGATCCCAGTCATGGACACTCATAGTGACTTCTTTTTGTTCACCAGTCTCTTTATTAATAACAGGGTACGTTGCCAATTTTGATCTCCATAAAATATAAGGTATTTATTCTTTACTTCACCACTCCTTTGCTGCGGCGATAATTGGAAACTGTTCTTTGAAAATATCTCGACACATCTCAGCAATTTCCATATGCTCTTTTTGTGTTCCGTGTGCGGAACGAAGATCAATATAATGTAGCCAGGAACGAATACTACCGGACATATAAAGTCTTGTAGGAGTTGCTAGGGGCAATACAAATCTTGCACATTCTTTTGCCACACCGTGAGCAAGAAGTTCCTTGTAGAGTTGCATAGAGTGTGCAAAATGCTCTTGAATCTTACTCTGTAGTGTCAGTTTTTCATACTCAGGAATATCATCAATCGAGTTTTGACGGTTCTTAGTATCCTGACGGCGCAATTCTGGAAGTGGAATGTACTCAGAAATCAGAGAAGTATCAGCATACCGCTGTGAAAATTCTTGATATGTAAAAGAACGGTGGCGAAGGATTTGAGCCGCGATACCACGAGTTGTTTCAATTTCTAATGTAAGAAATGCTTGCTCAAAAATTGACCAGTGTTGATGTTTAATGCAATATTTAATTAGACCCTCAAAACTATCATTTTCTTGGTTTTGAGGATTGCTTACGCGAGCACAATATGCAATGTGCTTTTCAGCATCTGGAGTTACACTCACTAATTTGACAGATTGTTTCATTCTAATTCCCAGGTGTCTTTTTCTTTTTTGCGAAGTTTTTTAAGTTCCTTCATCATTTCTTTGATTTCTTGATAAGCAAGTTCTGGTGTCATCTTATCAGAAATTTCTAGTCCAACAATGTATTGAACTTTATCTCCAAAACGAGCAAGGGCTCTTTCAAAAGCAGTCAGTTCTTCATACATCATCATCCTCCGAATAATATTCTATATCATCACCATCCTCTATGTATGGAGCAATCTCTTCATACACATATTCAGACGGTTCTTCAAGTTCTTCCTTTAAGGATTGAACGAGAAGTTCCATATTACGAACAATGAGTTTTACCTTTTCTGTATTCATTCAGGTACATAATCTCCTATCATTTTACATAAAAAAAGAGAGGGAGTCAAGTCCCTCTCCAAATCATTTTGCTGCTACCAAAGTAGCAAGAGATGCTTTTTGACGCCTCTCTTCTTTTTGTTTTTTTTCTTTAATGAGTTGAAGGAAGTTTAGTTTCTTCATTTGTGTCCCTCCTTTACAAACTTAACACCACGATAGGTTTCGTTGTATTGTTGGGGTTGCTGCATCATTTGCTGTTGATACTCAAGACGCTTTTGAGTATCATATTCAATGCCACGATATACTACTTTTGACATTAGGGTTCTCCTTAGTTTTTTAGGTTAAAGAGCGTTCCTTCAGTCGGCGTTTGCGTCGGTTTCCCGATGAACGATCCGTTCCGCGTCGGCTTACTTCCGTCCTATTCAGTTTAGCACCTTGTTACAACATCCTTTCGGAGTTCTAATAGCAGTCGGTCTTCTACTCTTTGAATAACTACATCGTCGTTTTTAACGATGTCCATTAGTTCCCACGCTGCGTCACAACTTATATTCACAGGATGTGATTTAAATTGTGGCGTGGCAAAAGAAAGAAGTGGAACCCATGCTAAAAGCAAGAATGCTTTAGTCATAGGATGAACGGTAGAGGATTATTATACCTCTAGTTACACTATCTATGCAATAAATTTTGTAGTATTTGTTACAATTTAATCTCTTTGTCTCCAGTCGTCTGGTTTATCTCCAGTAAAGAAATCAATAATATCATCAGCACCATTAAATCCAGTGCGATGATTTGAAGGATCAGGATCTCCCAAATCCATAGCATTCATAAAGTCGTCTAGACTACCTTCCTGCATATCAGGATTTGCTGCACGGCGTCTTGCTTGTCTTAGAAGTGTAGCAGCAGAACGATTTGCTTTTGCTAACTTTTCTGCCCATATCATTTCACTTAACTCCACAGATTCGCCCTTTACAATTCGCTCACAGATTGCTTCAAGGCGAAGGCGGTATTGAGTAGAGAGCATATACTTCTCCAGATATAGTGTATTTAGTTAACGCTCGATGTAACTTAACGTATGTTCTTGAGCATAAAGTTGTTGAATGATAACATCACAACCAATTTTTGGATTGCAGTCACCACAAGTATAAACATCAACTGCTGCTTTACCTTCTTCAGGCCAACTATGAATACTGATATGACTTTCAGATAACAAACAAATTACAGTAACTCCTTGTGGTTCAAACTTTTTTGAGATAGTCTGAACCACAGTC